ATTCCGCTCAGGTGGGGACAGAATGTGAAGGTTGAGAAATATGGCTAAGTTCAAGTTTGAGCTTAATAAAGATGGTGTAAGAGAACTTCTCCAAAGCTCTGAAATGATGGCTATTTGTGAGGGATATGCGCAAAATGCTGTTGCGGTGCTAGGGGATGGATATGAAGCCAGTACTTATGTTGGTAAGACGCGTGTCAATGCCAGTGTAATTGCTACTACATATGCAGCCAAAAAAGAAAACTCTGAAACCAATAGCATATTAAAGGCGGTGGGCGGATGATTGAAGAAATTATATTAAACTATTTGAAAACTTCATTTAGTGAGGAAGAGATTCCGGTTTATATGGAACGTCCAAAATCCAAGCCTTTATGTTATGTGCTCATTGAAAAGACAGGCGGTGGAGAAGATAACCATATTCAGACAGCTACATTGGCTATCCAGTCAATAGGTACATCCTTATACAACTCAGCAGTTCTCAATGAAAAGGTTAAAGAGTTCATGAGAGCTGCTATTTCTTTGGATGAGATTGCAAAAGTTGAATGTAACAGTGATTACAACTTTACAGACTCATCCACAAAAGAATACAGATATCAGGCAGTCTTTGATATCAAATATTACTTATAGGAGGTAAATAATATGTCGTATGCAAACAATAACGTTGCAAACGTTACAGCAGGTAAACCTAAAATAGGCGGTGCAATCTTCCGCGCTCCTGTTGGGACTACTTTACCTACAGATGCAAGCTCCACGCTTGATGCTGCATTTGTTAACCTTGGCTTTGTCTCAGAGGATGGCGTTACTAACAGTAACTCTCCTGAATCTGATGAGCTCAAAGCTTGGGGCGGTGATACAGTCCTTAACCTTCAGACTGCTAAGCCTGATACCTTCAAATACACACTTATTGAAGCACTCAATGTTGAGGTTCTTAAGTATGTATATGGTGATTCCAATGTCACAGGAACACTTAAGACAGGTATCCAGATTAAGGCTAACAGCTCAGATCAGCAGGAAAGTGTCATTGTTGTTGATATGGTTCTCAATGGCGGAACGCTTAAAAGAATCGTTATCCCTAATGGAAAAGTATCTGAAGTTGGGGATATCGTTTACCAGGATGGCGGAGCTGTTGGATATGAGACAACACTTACAGCACTTCCTGATTCAAATGGAAATACTCATTATGAGTATATCCTCAACGAAAACGCTTCAATTTAAACTGAGGAGGGGAACATGGTTAAAGGCAAAACAGTAGACGGATTCAAGTTTTCAGTTGATGAGAATATTTTAGAGGATTTTATGTTCCTAAAATATCTCAATATGGCTCAGAGTGATAATACATCTGAGTCCCTTGATGGCACCATAAAAATAGTGTCATGCATTTTTAATGATGATGATAAAGAACGCGAGTTCTATGAATTCTTAAAAGCAAAACATAACGGAAGAGTCCCTGTGAGCGTACTGGCTGACAATGTCAGAAGTATAATCCTTAAGCTCAAAGAGGTTCCGGATATAAAAAAATCCTAACCCTTTCAACCTTGATGGTAACTGATAAGGATGCTCTTATTTGTGATCTTGCAGAAACCTATGGAATTTATGATATGGAATCATTGCCAGTGGTGACTATTGCCACATTGGCTCTAGGTTTGAAGGGGGATTCTAGGATAATGCGAAAACTGACAGGGCAAACGGTAGACACAGATATTGTGCTACTTGCTGGAATGTTTGATAGATTGTCATTTCTCGCATGGACTAAGACAAAAGATGCACAGTCTGGGCGTAATCGTCCGGATTCTGTGCTTAATAAGCTATTGAATGGCAATAGAAAACCTGAACGTGAAATAGAAGTATATAACACAGGGGATGAGTTCATGGAGCGCCTAAATCAATTGCGGAAGGAGTAAATCATGCCAGAATTAGGAAAAGCATATGTTCAGATAGTTCCTTCAGCTGAAGGCATAAGTGGTTCAATTGAGTCAGCACTTGCACCAGAAGCGCAATCAGCTGGATCCAAGATAGGCTCTACACTTGGCGGAAGCATTGGAACAGCGATAAAAGGCGCTTCAGCTATGGTAGTTGGTGCTACAGCAGCTGTAACAGGTGCCGTAGTAAAAGGAACATCTGACTTAGCTTCATATGGAGATAACATTGATAAGATGTCTCAAAAGATGGGTATTTCTGCTCAGGGATATCAGGAATGGGAGGCTGTTATGCAGCATAGTGGCACTTCCATGGAAACAATGAAATCTTCCATGAAGACTCTTGCTAATGCTGTTGAAAAGGGCAATGACTCATTTGAGAGAATCGGAATATCCTTAGAAGACCTTGGAAATATGTCAAATGAGGAGATATTCAGCGCTACAATTGCCGGACTTCAGAATGTTGATAATGAAACTGAGAGAACTTATCTTGCTGGTCAGCTTCTTGGTAAGGGAGCTACAGAATTAGGCGCTCTTTTAAATACTTCTGCTGAAGACACACAGGCCATGAAGGACAGAGTCCATGAATTGGGTGGTGTTATGAGTGATGCAGCGGTAAAGGATGCAGCTGCCTTCCAGGATAACCTTCAGGATCTTCAAACAGCCTTTGCTGGTGTTGGGCGTGGAATATTCGCTGAATTATTGCCTGGTATGAATGAGATAATGGCTGGTTTTACTTCTCTTATTGCAGGAGAAGAGGGAGCTTCACAGGCTATCACAAATGGATTCAGCACCTTGTTCTCATCACTTTCAGATGTTACAGGGAATATTGTTTCAACAATTTCCGAACTGTTACCAGGATTTGTGGAAGGCTTTGCGACTATTCTCCCTGAAGTTATTTCCATGGCTGCTAACCTTATTATCTCACTGGGAGAAGCTATTATTGAAGCTTTGCCAACAATCTTAACAACAGTTGTTCCGGCTCTTGCTGTTGCAGCTGTTCAGATAGTTGTAGCACTTGGAAAAGCATTGGTTGAAGCTGCTCCACAGCTTGTCAGTGCTGGAACACAGATGATGAATTCATTAAAGGAATCCATTAAGCCTAGTGAGTTATTGAGTAAAGGAACAGAAGTGATATCTAATGTCCTTGATGGAATTACTAATGCGCTTCCTGGATTATTGGAGTCCGGCGTTAAGATCATTTCACAGATTGCAAATGGAATACTGAGCAACCTTCCAAACCTTATATCAACAGCGTTCACAGTTATTACTGAATTTGCATCATTCCTTCTTAAGAACTTACCAACCATCTTGAAGGCTGGTGCAGAACTTATTTTAGAGCTTGTAAAAGGAATCATAAATAACCTTCCTGAGATAGCTGAAGCAGCTATTAAAGGAATGACTGAGTATATAGTAACAATAGGCACCATGCTGCCGGATATATTACAGGCTGGTATTGAGATCTTAGCAGAACTCATAGCTGGTCTTATATCGGCTATTCCTGACCTTATTGCTGCTATTCCTCAAATTATTAGTGCTATAAAAGATACTATTACAGCTGTTGATTGGCTTGAACTTGGTGGAAATATTATATCCGGTATTGCTAGCGGTATTTCTAATGGTGTTCAGGTTGTAATTGATGCTCTTTGGGGTTCAGTTACAGCAGCTATTGATTGGGTTAAGTCAAAACTTGGCATAAAATCTCCATCTCGTTATATGGCGGATGTCATTGGTAAGAATATGGCTTTAGGTATTGGAGTGGGCTTTGAAGACAATATGCCTGATATGGAGATGACTGATGCTGTACTTAGCACAATACATGGAATGAAAGCTGTAACAGGAAGTGAATTAAATGGAGCTGCTAGTGGCTTCAGTTATGAAGCAATGTATAAAGCTGTAAGAGAAGGCGCCAGCAATGCAGTTATCAACCTCTATTACAACAATAGAGAAGTTGCACGTTCTTTACGTGATATGGGAGTTGTGATGGCATGAGAGAAGTAGATATTACATATACAAGTAGTTCTGGGGTAGCTTTTCCGCTTGTTGCTACCAACTTTTATATAAAAGATGCCTCTATTCATGAGTATGAATGGAATCCTGAGGTGACTAAATTCAGGTATGGAGACTTTGTTAAGATGTTTACCAAAGAATCCCTTAAATATGATGTCACATTGGCTTTTAATGGAAGTTTGAGCCAAAAAGAAGGAATGCTTAAAGAATTCCATGATGAAATTGAACGTGACATCATGACGGAGAACGCTGGCAAACTTACTTACAATGGATATGAGATATCATGCTTTTTCGTCAATTCAAAAGTTTATCCAAATGATTCCAATACCAGAACTTTGAATGATGTTGTTATTTATTGTCCTTATCCGTTTTGGATTAAAGAAACAAAATATTCTTTATCGCTCCTGGGACGTAGCGTGATTGATGGAGCAAACTTCAAACTGAATCTTCCAATGAATCTTGGAATATCAGGTTTTTCGACAACTATAAATACTGAGAGCTCTGTTCCATATGATTTTAGAATGGAAATACATGGGCCATGTAGCAATCCTGATATCTTGATAAATGGGCATGAATACAATGTCAATGTAGATGTTCCAAATGGAGTAGATCTTATTATCAATTCATTGGAAAAAACTGATGAAGTAAAGAATATTTATTTAAAATACCCTTCAGGAAACGTGGTTAATACCTTTAACCTCAGAAACAGAGACTCATATATTTTTGAGCCTATAACTGGAAAAGTAATTCTCATTGACAGCTTCCAGGCGATTGAATTTGACTTGTATCTTATCGAGCGAAGGAGTGAGCCACAATGGATTTAATATATGCTGATGTCATTAACAATACCATAGTTGATAAAGGTATATTATCCAATTATTCACTAGATTTATCTTTTGGAGAAAGTGAGAACAATTTTGTCTTAAAGTGTCCATTAGATACAAACAAACTTGAACCAAATCAGATTATTTATATTAGTGATACGGAATATGGCGGAGTTATTGATTCTGTTGCAGTAAATACAGAGACAGGCATAATGACATATACGGGACGCACTTTCCATGGAATCCTAGAAAGTAAAAAGCTTTATCCTTATAAAAATGCTGATTATTTGGTTTTTAGTGGAGAAGCTAATTATGTTTTGCGAATGATCCTGGAAAGATTGTCTTTGATCCCAAGCAGCAAAAATGAAATGTATGTGCATCCAGATGGTGCTTTTTTAAAGGCATCAACAAAGGATAGTGGAATTTATATTCAAAGATATGTTGTTAGCTCTGAGTCAGGAAATTATGCAAGTGGCTATTCATTTATTAGGGATATGCTATATCAGAACAATGCAAAACCTAAGATTATTAATGGGGTTATTGAGGCTATTCCATACAATGATTATGGTGCGGATTATGATTGGCTTTATGGAACCTTGCAGTTTGAAGCTAAAAATAACTATAACTCTGTAAACCATTTGCATTGTATGGGCCAGGGGGAACTTTCCAAGCGATATACTATAGATCTTTATTTAAATTCTGAAGGTGGATTGCTTCCATATTGCAGAAGTAATGTTCAGGATGATTCTGATTACTACACAGACCTGTCAAAGATGGAAACAAGTCCAATAGCTGAAGTTAGGCAAGATTTACAAACAATTAAGGAAAATATGATAACTGGAGTCAATGAGATATGTGAAATTTATGATTTCCCTAGCGCTCAGACTATATATCATTATATTTTACAGACTGCAAAGCCAAGTAATTGGGGTAATATCATAGATTCTGATGGGACATATGGCTTTGAGATGTCCTATATATTGGACTCAGAGAGAACAGACGAAAATGAAGAAGAGTACAAAAACATTGAAAAGCCAGCTCTTGAGACAAGATATTCTACTCTTACAGCTGAACCAGCTGATTGGAATACAAACTACAGCAACTATTATGAGCAGGATGCTAGTGGATATCATCATGTTACAACTGGACAGTACACGCTCTTAACATCAGGAACAGCACCAGCTGACTGGACGAACTATTATAGCAAATATTTTGAGCTCATAAGTGGCTCTTATAGGAAAGTTGCTGATTTTAAAGACCTTAGACCTCTTTCAACAGCTCCAACTGATTGGAATACAAAATATGGTTCCTACTATAACGCTGATGGCTCACACGTTGCTGGAGTTATGCCAGCTCAGACATACAGCCTTTATTCAGGTGGACAGCCTAGTAATTGGGATAAGATATATAATACGTTTTATTATTCTGATGGCCATGGTGGATATACCGCAGTTTCAGGCGAGTCGGTGACGGAATACCCATTGCTTAAAAACAAGCCAGGAGATTGGGAAACTAATTGGGGAAATTATTATATATTCCGTGTTAAAGAAGTCCTTAAGCAGATTCCCATATTTGGAGGGAAAAGCGGAACTGAAGTAATAAGATTTGAATATGAAGTAGTTGAGAGAACTCCATACTATCAAAGCCTGAAAGATTATGCTGCTGAAAGAAATAAGAAATCTTTTAAATGGACTGATAGACTTATTAGCGGATTAGTTAGATATAGGCATACTTATAGTATTGCTCCGGCCTTTACTAAATATAAACCATTATATACAAAAGATGAAATGAGTTATGTAGCGCCTACTTTTGTGGCTAATCAGTATTACTATCAGTATGTTGGAGCGCCTAATTATGTTGCTAATAAGTACTATGTATATCATGATGCGCCAACATTTGTAAGAGGTAAGTATTTACAGTCTTATCAATATCAACCTATTCCAGAGTGGATATCTGGTGTTTATTACACTAGAAAAGAAGACCATTATCAAACTCTTGTAAATAGTGGCATTAAAAAGCTTAATGATCTTCAGTTTAAATCAGAATTATCAATAGACTTATCTGAAGGAATAAATGAATATGATATCAATGATAGAATTGCAGCTTCAGATGAAGTGACCGGAATTAGAGCGATTGCAAAAGTTACACAGAAAATCGTGAAAATAGAACGCGGAATTACTTCATTCAGTTACAAAGTTGGAAAAGAATAGGAGGAGATGATATGGAATTAGTTACAGGTCATGGAGCGAGCGAACATATTACAGCTGCTCAGGTATCAAGATTTATACAGGGAATAACAGTAATGGATGATACTACTGTATATC